CATGTTTCAGCGCTCAATCTCCGCGATGCAGAAGAAATTACCACCGGATTACGCGTGGAATTTTGCCGGATAAATGGTCTGCGTGGCCCTTCAGCTGCCAATGTTTACCTTTCATGAGCTATATTAAAGCTTTAATTTCAGGCCCCATCGGATCACACATGGAGAGTTTTTATGAATAACCCCGTCTGTCTTGATGACTGGTTGATTGGCTTTAAAAGCTTATGCTGTACTTTGGCCGTAATAGCTCTGCTAATAATATAATAAGCAGACTCATTGTGTTTAGGGACATTGTACTGGAAGAAAACATTTTAAACATCAGGCAAATAACCAAGTCACCAGCTAAATAATAAGTTAACAGACATGAGTCCCGGGATGAGATTCAACATTACCATTGCCCCATTTAAAGCACAAAACCCGCTCATCAGCGGGTTTTCTACTTTTTCTTAACGTCGGGTATACAAAGCCCATCGTTGAAAAAATTTTATCCATATTTTTTGAAGAATGCAAACATCATGTCGCCATCTTCAGCAAAAATCATTTATCTCGTCACCTTCCTCAATTGCGCTTCCGCGTATGCTTCTTCCTGCCAGCACTTTGTTACCAGTTTACCAATGACGTCCGCATACCCCTTATACCACTGATAATCGGTCAGGTCTGGTACCAGCTTCTGGACATGACGTCGTGCCAGCGTGGTCGGTAAACGACTAAACCGGTTTCCATTACAACGCCCACAAATCTTATATACCGGTACGCCATGAAACCGGGTTCTTTTTTCATCCAGAACAATCCCTTTACCCTTACACCCTCTGCACGCTGTGCTGGCTTCGCCCTTACCATGGCAATGCTGACATAGTTCCTTCACCCATTCTTCCTTGATTACAGATTCCCCGCGTCTGTAGTGTTTCACCACTTCGCGCAATACATTATAAAATCCCGTACCTGAACAATGCTCACAGCGAGCCTTACTTGCCGCAGACCTGGAGTAATCAGCAAAGGCAAAACTCACGAGGTAAGGAATAATCTGTAACCGGATTTCTTCACTCAATTTGTTCAATGTCGGGTTATCCAGTGCCATCGCGTAATTTAGCAGGCCTTCAATCGCAAACTGAGGGTCCTGAACACCAACTTTTGCCAGAAATAAGGCCAACCCAAGTGGTGCTTTCGACTGCACCATCCCCTGCGCTGCCATTACATCCGTAATTGTTAAACAACCGGTGCCTGTCGCTGGAGCGTCATCGCTCAATTTTGGAGATTTTGGGGAGTAATATTTTGGTAAGGCTTCAAGGTTCATGCTCGTTCTCCACTTACGCCAGTACGCCAATTGCCAGCGCGCGATCGATAAAACGAAATATCAGCTCCAGTTGGGAGCCATACTTATCTTCAAATGCCACTGTATCCGTATGCAGCTCGTTGTGATGCTTTCTGCACAAAGGCAACACAAAGAGATCATGTGCTTTTGTTCCCATTCCGCCCTGCCCGTGACCAATCAGATGATGCGGATCGTCGGCTGGCATACCGCAGCAAGCACACGGCTGTGTCTTAACCCAACGTGTGTATTTCTCCTTAACCCAGCGGCGACGTTTAGGCAGCTTCATGAAAGATTCCGGAGACTCTGGATCAACGGTGATGCTTACCACCGTCTTTTCCTGTGGTGATTTTTGTTGCTGGTGGGCGTAAGGCAACGGTGCAAGATTTTTTGTGCGTTGTTTCAATATGCTGGTGGCGGTCTGCTCTCCCGGTACGATGTCGCTTTCGCGGTACACCGAGCAGATTTTTTCCGCTGGTAATCCCAGCGAACGACGCGATACAGCCTCAGGTAGTGCATCCACCACCTGATTGCAGACCGCCCACCAGGATAATTCAGCCAAAGATAATTCCCGCTCCTGCGTACCGCTTATTGCGTGACGGATGACGTCAATCACCCATGCTGTCAGATTTTGTTGAGCAAGCAGCTCCAGTGATTCCGATGTCTGGTCACGCAGTTGGTTGTCGCAGTGCCAGCACAACACCATTGCGCCGGTACCATAACGGTGAATGACTGTTTCAGTGTGATGGTAATCGCCATTAGGCCACTGGCAGGATGTAACATGACGTAATAGCCAGTCGGACAATGCGCCAACGCCGCCAGCAGCACGAATCACCCGTTCGTTACTAAAAAACGGCAGCAATGTTTTGTCTTCCGCCAGCGGCTGGCGAACGGCAGGAACGACTCCGGATGGCAGATTACGCATGCTTTTTGGTTCCGGTTCCACCAGCACTCGAGGATTATGAAATATCTGTATGGATTCACGGCCCGGCTTAAGGACCACCAGCCCAAGCTCAGGCACCAGAACAGGTCTAAGTAATACCCGCACGTTACCTCCAGATCCGTTGCTGGAAAGTGCGGGACGCACGTGGTGGGCGTTCGGAATAAGGCAGCCTGACAGAGATTATCCAGTGCCGATAGTCGAGACTGAGAGCTTTCTTAACCTCGAACCCGCGCCTGCGGTAAGAATGAATCAGCCATTCGGCCTGTTCTGCAGTGCATGGAGGGTGCTGGAACCATTCAGACTTGAATGCGTGAGAATACCGCCCGTGCGTGCAGGCAAGAACGGGCGAATTATCAGAATTGTAATATTTTGCGTTGCGTGCCATCGGTTTTCTCCGGTGGCACGGTGTTACTCAGCGGGAGTTCAGCCCCGCGCAAGATTGTAGATGAGTTTATTCTCCTGAAAAAGCAGAAAAGCCAGCTTTTATTCCGATCTCTTTCAATGCCTGTAATGAAGTGACAAACTCACCTTCGCGCAAGATAAATCCGTCCGTGACCCGAGCATCCACAAAATTAATTAACGCAGCCCCATTCTTTCGCAAACACATAATGCGGTAATGACTAACAAGATTTCCATTTTCAACGCACACAGCATAGAGGCCATCTTCACAAAAAATTTTACGCAGTTCTTCGATGTTCATCATCAGAATCCTTCCGGATAATTAGCTCTCCCCTTTAAGGGACCATCCCTCTTATCCCTGCGCGCTACTTAAGTATTTTTGATTCTATTCCGGCACCGTCCAGAACTTCAAACGCGTTGAAAATAAAAACAAAAACCCGCCGAAGCGGGTTAAGTGCGGGTGCGTTGAGGATGCCTGCCACATCAGAGGTGGCGAGGGATTTCTCCCCCGCCGGGTCTCTTACTCCTCAGGTTCGTAAGCTGTGAAGACAGCGACCTCCGTCTGGCCGGTTCGGATTCGTACCTCGCAGAGGTCTTTCCTCGTTACCAGTGCCGTCACAATGACGGTTAAACAGATGACGATCAGGGCGATTAGCATCGCCTTTTGCTGCTTCATAGCCTGCTTCTCCTTGCCTTTCGGCACGTAAGAGGCTAACCTACGTGTGTAGAGCATAGATATGGCCTCAGATTAATGTTAAGCGTCTTGCCGGACGCGTAATGTTAACTGGGGCTTTTCTCTATCTGCCTTTTGGTGTTCATGCCTGAGACAGATAGCCTCAAGCACCCGCTGCAATTCTACTTAACTCTCCTTTTCCCGCAAACCGTTTTTATCCCCAGCGGCAAATCGAATACACCACCAGCGCCACCGCCATCGCAATTCCTACCGTTGTTAATGCTTCAGGCCAGGTCATCGTAAAATATCCTCCACGCTTATCAGTCCGTTCCGCTCCAGATAACTCATCGCCTTATCCGGTAATTTGCAGTCTGGCTTCGCTTTCCTCAGTTGCCAGGTTAACTGCTTTACCAGCATGGTTAACTCATCGACCAGACGCTGATATCCCACTGGTTTGTATTCATGCAATTTACCGGCTGGCTCTGCTGCCAGCGATACCAGTGCGATTTCCAGAACAGCAATATCCATCTTATATGTGCGGATGATGTCATGGTCGATTGTGCCCGGTATGCACAGTCTCTGTGCTTCAATAGTCTCCTCTGCGTGAGCTATTAACTGCTCTCTGGTAAAAGTCGTCATGCCGTAGCCCCTTCTTGATATTTTTCAAACCAGAACACAACCGGCTCTGCTTCCAGCGATGCCAGCGCAATCCGTGCCAGTTCCATTTGTTCACCACGGGTAAGCCCGTTTTCAAGCGGGTTTTTAATGAACAATTCAATACGTTCTTTGGTAATAGTGGTCATGTGTTACTCCTTAACCCGCAGTGCTTTCAACTGATGAGGGGAACAAAATCTTTTCATCAAACCCTGCATTCATATCATGGACAGCAACACACCAATCCATTGACGAACGATTATCAAGAGCCTCCATGATTTCATCCATGCGGCGCAGGTCATACAGGTAAATGCTTTTATCGCCAATGGTGTAAAAACCAATTTTTTTCGGTGATGGACAGCGATCAAGAACGTCCTGTAATTCGTTCAACCATGCCTGTTCTTTTTTTGTCAAAGTTGCCATATCAGTTTTCCTTATACGGATTAATTTTATTGTGCAGTGTGTTGAACGGAGCCCATACCACGTCGTTATACAATTCAATAACTGGCTCAATTATTTTTCCGATTCCCCATACCAGAATTAACGGGGATATCGGTATCATCAACACGATAAACAGAATGAGAAACAAAAATTCTGTCGCTCTACTTTTTCGCGGATATTCTTTTCTGAATAATGTAGGCACATCACTCTCCTTTGTTGCTCCTCAAAATTTTATGCCCTGGCGCAAAAGCACGCGTTTTGTCGGCACTTATTCGCCACCCATCTTTACGTGCCTCTTTTGCACAGCCAGCCCATGACGTACCGATATACTCACCAAAATCTGGCGACTGATATTTGCCATCCGTACACTGGCGGCAATCACAATAGAGATGCATGGTATAACTTGCGGCAATACCCATTCAGCCTCCTTTGATGCCCGTGTTTACAACCAGGCAGGCCTCCTTGAGTACCCAGTCAATAGCGTCTTTCCATGCTCCGGTTTCAACTGGCGGATCCTCACGCCGTACCTGTTCATAAAAGCGCACAGCTTTAACCAGTCCTTCTGATGTCACCGAAGCTGGCGGGGCCGTGAATAACGCCTGAATTTCATAGTTTGGTCTGTCGTTACAATCCTCTTTTGTCGGGACATATTTCCAGTCACCAACCCACTGCTTCCCCTGAAAGTCTGTAACGCCTTTTTTCACGTAGCGATATCGCCATGCCACTGGTTTTGCCTGCCCTACCTTTTCATGCCCTTCCTGATAATTAATCTCGCTCATTCATCGCCCCACTCATCACAATATGCTTCGACCGGTGTTTTCCCTGCTTCATAATCATCACGCCATGCTTCAGCATCAGCGGCACTTCCACCGCGTAACTCTGCATAATCCATTAACAGTTCATGCCATTCTTCAAAACTGGCGTTATATTTAGTTGAACCAAAATCAGCCATTTTGTTCTTCCTCTTCGTCTTTTATTTCGTGGTATGAGTAATTGCAGTAGTTAAAGAAAATATCTTTAGCTTCATCCTGTATTTCATCTGGTGTTGCATCATCATCCACTTCGAATTCATCCTCGAAATCTCCACCGGCTATTCCCGTTTCAATAATTATTTTGAATTTTCGCATTTCACTACCGCCCTTTCGGACGGCCTCCTGATGTTCTGAGGGTGCAGAAATCCCTCCGGTTAAGGATTTGATTTTATTTACAGTGCTAAATTTAATTATTCAGTTCTGGATTTTGTCGCCCTGCATATCCGCGCTTTCGCGTTACGCTCAATCTAAATTAACTTTTCTATATTTTTCCGCCTTTCCTGTTCCTCCTGGCGCAATAGCCTTACATCATCTGCCAGTCTGGTTTCTCTTTTCGCCACAGAGAGCATCCAGTCAAACGGCTCCACAACTGCACCGCAGATTTTACAGCGGACCTGACGCTCTTTTTCGTCAACCCGAACAGAGGCGTGATGACAATATGGTCTTTCCGATGGCTCATAAAGAAAATTAACCTGATTACGAGGGTCATCCTCTTTTACCGGAAATAAAACGATATTGCTTAACTCATCCTCTGGTTTTATTTCCATGCTCCTCTCCTTTGATGCGAATGCCAGCGACGCGTAATGCGTGTTCTAAGTCAATCAGGTAAAGCCAACTGCCATTTTCTTTAGGTATCATGACATGTCGCTCATCTGCATTTATCGGGTGTCCATATCGAAGGTCGTAGCGAGTCGGTAATTGAACTTCCCGCGCTTCCAGTTCAGCAATACGCTTGCTCCCATCA